CTTATTATAGAGAATAATAATATTGGTTGGGCAACAATCCAACAAGTAATAGATAGGGATTACCCTAATCTATTTTATACAAGTAAAGACTTACAATATGTTGATGTTCAACACCAAATAAATAATAGAATCAACACACAAGAAAGAAATATGGTGGCGGGTTTTTCAACGACTTCTAAGACCAGACCACTAATTATTAGTAAGTTAGAAGAATTTTTTAGAGAGGAAAGTGTAGTAGTTCGTAGTAATCGTTTGATTGATGAACTATTAACTTTCGTCTATATAAATAATAGAGCAGAAGCTATGAGAGGATATAACGACGATTTAGTTATGTCTTTTGCTATTGCTTTGTGGGTTCGTGATACAGCATTAAGATTACGAACTGAAGGAGTAGAATTAACAAAAAAGACTCTCACCAAGATGATGGATAATGAGGGTTTATACACACCTAACGATAATCAGAATGATAGTTGGGAGTGGGATACAGGAAAAGAGAAAGAGTCATTAGACTGGCTCTTATAAAGTGAGGTAATTATGGCAGATACAACATTATTTGGAAGACTACAACGATTATTCAGTACAAACGTAATCGTGAGAAATGTCGGTGGTAAAAAATTAAAGATAGCCGATACAGACCAAATACAACACCAAGTCAAGAGTCATCTTGTCGATAGATATTCTAAATTGCATACCAATTTAGATTTAGTAGGGACAGGATATTCAACCGTTCATCAGGTTATGGCAGCGAGATTGGGACTATTTAAAGATTATGAATCAATGGATTCAGACCCAATCATATCAAGTGCATTGGATATATATTCCGATGAATCAACTATGAAAGGCGAGTATGGTCAAGTAGTAGATATTAAAACAGACAACGAAAACATTAAAGAAATTTTAAATAATTTATTTTATGATATTATGAACATCGAGTTCAATCTATGGCCTTGGGTTCGTAATATGGTTAAGTATGGTGACTTCTATTTGTACTTAGACATTAATGAGAAGTATGGTGTTACGAACGTAGTTCCACTTTCACCTTATGAAGTCGTAAGGGCAGAGGGAGAAGACCCAGAGAATCCTTATTATACAAAGTTCTATTTAGAGTCAATTGAGGGTGCACATCCATACTTTGGTAATAGAGCCGCAAGTTCTAAAAAGAAGATAGAATTTGAAAACTTTCAAGTCGCTCACTTCAGATTAGCAAGTGATAGTAATTTCTTACCTTATGGTAAGTCAATGATTGAATCTACGAGAAAGATTTGGAAACAATTAACTTTAATGGAAGACGCTATGTTAATTCATAGAATTATGAGAGCACCTTCTAAACGAGTATTCAAGATTGATATCGGAAATATTCCACCAGCAGAAGTCGATAACTATATGCAAAGAATCATCAACAAGATGAAGAAGACACCAATCATTGACGAAGCAACAGGTGAATATAATTTAAAATACAATATGCAAAACCTAACAGAAGACTTCTTTATGCCAGTTCGTGGTGGAGATAGTGGAACTGAAATATCAGAATTAGGTGGTATTGATTATGATTCAACAGAAGACATTGAATATTTGAAAAACAAATTATTAGCATCACTAAGAGTACCAAAAGCATTCTTAGGGTTTGATGAAAATGTCGGTGGTAAAGCAACTTTAGCAGCAGAAGATGTAAGATTTGCAAGAACCATTGAAAGAATACAAAGAATTATAACATCAGAGTTAACAAAGATTGCAGTTGTTCACTTATATTCACAAGGATATACAGATGAAGACTTAGTAAACTTTGAATTGAACTTAGCAAGTCCTTCAACAATGTATGAACAAGAGAAGATTGAATTGTTCGGACAGAAAGTTAGTTTAGCTCGTGATATGATTCAAGATAAAATTTTACCTACTGATTGGGTTTACAATAATATTTTTAAATTTTCAGACGATGAAAAGGTAGAAATAGAAAAACAAATTATTGAAGACCAAAAACAGAAGTTCAGACACTCACAAATTGAAATGGAAGGTAATGACCCACAAGAAACTGGGGACGCAATTGGAACACCAAGTGATATGGCAGCAGTGGGTATCGGCGAAGACGATGCTCAAACACCACCTGATACCATAGCAGGTTCTATATTTGACCCATTTGATGACGGAGAAGATGAACGACCAGAAGATGAACAAGGTGGGAGACCACAGGAAATGAATAAGTTCGGAAAAGATAGTGGAGCAAGAGGACGTGACCCATTAGGGAAACAAACCAAGAACAGAAGACCACTTGCATTAGCACACTTTGACGCACTGAAAAAGTCAATGGGTAAAAAGTCAAAGGATATAATTAACGAAACCAAAAAAGTAGACGAAATGGAAAAAGAATATGATGAATATAAGAAAGAAAACGGAGTAGATTAATACCGATTTCTTGATAGTTTTATATTTATTATTACAATTAGAAGAAATACTTTGGAGCTCAAATGTCTTTATATGTTAAACATAATAAAATAAAGAATACAGCAATTCTTTATGAACTTTTATCACGCCAAATTACAGTTGACGTGTTAAATGACACAAAAAGCCCTAAATCAGTAGCATTATTTAAAGAATTCTTTAATAAAAATACTGAATTAGGGAAAGAATATGAATTGTATTCAATTTTATTAGAAAAGAAATACAAAAACGATTCACACGCATCTCAATTAGTCGAAGCGGTGGTGAAAAGTCGTAGAAAATTGTCTAATCGTAGATTAAACAATGAAAAATTCAACTTAATTAAAACCATAAAAGAAAATTATGATATAAAAGAGTTTTTTAATACTCGTTTGCCTAATTTTAAAATTATGGCATCAGTTTACAAACTATTTGGAACTGAAACAGGTAAAGAAGACTTTGGGCCAGTTCAAAAGACAGACTCAGTCATTACTATAACTGAACATATCATTCAATCTGATAGTAAAATTAAAAAATCTAATCAAGTAATTGAGAATTACGCTGAACAAGATAAAGATTTAAGATTATTAAGTTACTCTTTATTGGTTGACAAATTTAATAAAAAATACAAAACTTTAAATGAAAATCAAAGAAACTTATTGAAACAATATATCAATAATGTATCTAATACGAATTCATTAAAAGAATTCATAGACAATGAAGTAGTTAAAATTAAAAAAGCTCTAAAGAAATTACTACCAAATGTCAATGACAAGATTACAAAAATAAAATTAGCAGAAGCTATTGATTATACAGATAGCGCTACTAAGGGAAAAGTCGTGAAAGATAAACACGTGGTTGCTTTAATGAGATATTATGAATTAATTAAGGAAATTAAGAATGTCCAAAGCACAAAGATTAGCTAGATTAAAAGAAATTATACGAGAGTTAATTAAAAAGAATCTTGCAGAAGTTTCCACAACAGCAACTGCTGGAGCAGCAAATGCAAGTGGAACTGGCATTTACTACGATACACCAAAAGCATTTGCAAGTTCTGCAAGTGGTTCACAAGGTGGTCATCCAAAGCCAGATGTCGTAGGGTATACGAAAGTAAAAGAATCCGTAATTAAAGAATATGTTAGTGTAGATAACTTTAACAAAGACTTTATGACAGCTATGAACTTAGTCATCAAACAGGCCAATAATCTAAAAGGCCCATTAGGAAAGCATCCAATTAAAAGAAATGTCAATAAATTAAAAGCAGTTTTAAGTATATATAAAAAATTTGTAGCACCAGCTTTAGTAAAAGCAGATAGAGATATATCAAAGGGATTTGATTTAACGGACATAAAAAAGAAATTAGCAGATGGACAATTTAAATCAGTTCTACAATATTTTATAATGAATAGAATTGGTGGTCGTAGTTATGATAGTAATGAATTTTACGGAGTAGATGACAAGACAGGCAAAGTATTAGAAAAACTACATAAAGAATTACAAAAAATAGTAAACGTTATGGACAAGGCAAATTTAGAATCAGTAAATGAATTAAGTCCGCAAGCCAAAAAAATCGAAAAGCAGGGCGCTAAAACTTTAGAAAAAGCTATTGAGTTACATATAAAAATAGTTAAGAAAAACCCTACCTCTAAAAATGAAAAAGACTTAGCAAATCTAATAAAGTATTATGTACAAGGGAGCACGGGCAGAGATGAAGGTAAAATCTATTACAAAAAGAAATACCCTAAATATTTTAATTATTCAACTATGCGATTCAAAAAAGATGCATTTAAACATAGGCTTGAATCAATAAACGAAGGTCGTTATCACGATTGGAGAAATGATGAATCAATGACACCAAAACAAAAAGTTGGTCGTTCAATGAGAGAAATCAGAGACGCATTAAACGAATTAGATAAAACCGTTAAAATGAATCTTAAATTAAAAACAGAATTAAATATGAAGTCAGAAGACTATTGGAAAAATACACACAAAGCCCTAACTAAGATTTCAGAAAGATTGGTCAAGATGGCGAACAAAGTAGGAAATTTAAAGTAATGAAGCAAGTAATAGTAGATTATATACCATTTAGTATCACGCCACAACAAATTAATGAGGCGATGAAAGAAAACAACGGAAAGTTAGTTGTTAAAGGTGTATTACAAAGAGCAGAAGCAAAAAATCAAAACGGAAGAGTATATCCGAGAGATGTGTTGGTTCGTGAGTCAAAAAAGTACGATAACAATTTTGTAAAACAGAATAGAGCACTCGGAGAACTTGACCATCCAGATTCATCAGTAGTGAATTTGGCAAATGTATCACACAATATTACAGAAATGCACTTTGAGGGTGATAACTTATTAGGGACGGTAGAAATACTTACGACACCAAGTGGTAATATATTAAAAGAATTGTTTAAGAATGGAATTAAATTAGGTATTAGTTCACGAGGATTAGGTAGTGTTGAAATGGTTCAAGAAGCCAATGGAGACCAAGTAACTAAAGTAGGAGATGACTTTGAATTGATTGCTTTTGACTTTGTATCGAATCCATCAACACACGGAGCATTTTTATATCCGATGAATGAATCAGTAGATAATACACAAACACAAGGTAGAACTTGTGGTGATTATTGTAAAGCAGAAGATATA